ATACGTTTTGTACTTTTTATCGGGATTTCGGTGTTATTTGTTCTGTACCCCTTTTCTAATTATATTCATATTCATATAAGAACGGCTGCATATATGCAGCCATTCTTGTATAAGACTATTGTATTATGATGTCAATGTGTGTTCATGTATGTTATCTGTTTGTTATGATATATTTGTTACGGTATATGCAGCCGAATATAATTACTAACATTATATTGTGTATATTGTGTATATTATACATAACGTGTTAATAATGTTTATATTTGTTACGATACAAGCAGTCGTTTATATTTGTTGCTATTATATTATAATGCATTTTATGTATATATATATTGTATGATGTATGATATATATACTTATAATATATTTTGTCACGATGTATGCAGACATACTTATATATTGGTAGCATGCTATGATTATAAATAGTTAAGGTATGCATTTCTATGCGAACCCATATCAACATATGATGTATAGTTCTGTACAAATATTATTTACAATGAAAAGGAGTCTGTCTTTCTGATTGTAGAGAGAAAAGAATAGTAGATGCCTCGGGCGCGCCGAGCGATAGGATCGGATATGCGCCACGGCGAACCAATATCAACATATGATGTACAGTTCTGTACAAATATTATTTACAATGAAAAGGAGTCTGTCTTTCTGATTGTAGAGAGAAAAGAATAGTAGATGCCTCGGGCGCGCCGAGCGATAGGATCGGATATGCGCCACGGCGAACCAATATCAACATATGATGTACAGTTCTGTACAAATATTATTTACAATGAAAAGGAGTCTGTCTTTCTGATTGTAGAGAGAAAAGAGTGGGTGCCTCGGGTGCGCTGAGAAAAGTATACAGATGATATAAATACATAGTATAATTAGTGTCTATAGTATGGATAACATTCATATACGGAAAATAACATCATCTGATTACCACAAGGGGGTTATAGAACTTTATAGCCAGTTTTTTACAATAAATAGTACTACGATTGATATGGCTGATTTCAGCAAATATATTACCGAACAATGTAATGACAATCATGTTATTTTTGTTGTAGAGAGTAATAATAAAATCATAGCATGTGCTACATGTATCATAGATACAAAAATCATACATAACTTCGGTAAGGTTGCACATATAGAAGATGTAGTGGTGGATACTGCAATGCAAGGTTTGGGGTTGGGTAAAAATATAATCAATACATGTGTTGAATATGCAAATGACAATAAATGTTACAAAATCATTTTGGACTGTTCTGATAAAAACGTGATGTTTTATGAAAAATGTGGATTCATACACAATGGTAACACGATGAAAAGAATGGGTGCCTCGGGCGCGTGAGCGATAGGATCGGATATGCGCCACGGCGAACCAATATCAACATATGATGTACAGTTCTGTACAAATATTATTTACAATGAAAAGGAGTTTGTCTTTCTGATTGTAGAGAGAAAAGAAGGGTACATCGGTCATACGAATGAACGAATGGATCGGATATGCGCCGCGGCGAACCCATGGCACACAATGATGTACAGTTCTGTACAAATATTATTTACAATGAAAAGGAGTTTGTCTTTCTGATTGTAGAGAGAAAAGAAGGGTACATCGGTCATACGAATGAACGAATGGATCGGATATGTACCGCGGCTAACCATTTGTTCTTTTTGTTTTTTAATATCCATCCTCGTATGCTAATTTGCACCATAGGTATCCCATGAATATGATGAATACAGTGAGTATAATGAATGTTTCTACAATTGCTGTCATAGTGTTCGTTTTTTTAAGGTAGTTCCTTTTTGATATCACTGGAATGTTTGTGGGAACTACATTCAATTCTTTTGTGGGATTTACTTATCCCCTACCCCCTACCATTCTTTATATTGACCGAGTGGGAACTCTTTGCGTTGCATCGGCACCGACGTCGTGTCATGTACGTATATGACTCGTCGTGCGTTTGACTATGCGCAGCGATAGGATCGGATTATGCGCCGCGGCGAACCCATGGCACACAATGATGTACAGTTCTGTACAAATATTATTTACAATGAAAAGGAGTTTGTCTTTCTGATTGTAGAGAGAAAAGAACGAGCGACTCAGGTTGAAATATATACAGTTAATTGTCAAACTCACTTAAAAAATTTGGATCAGGTCCTCTCGCATCAGCAGCAGCTCTCGCAGCAGCAAATCTCGCAGCAGCTTCTCTCGCAGCAGCAACTCTCGCAGCAGCGGCTTCCCTTAACTTAATTTCTTTTACAGCAGCTCTTGCAGCATCAGATATTTGCTGTGGTGTAAAATCATCTGGATTATTATTATCAGATCCAGCCCGACGGGTTCGGGTCATTCTGCGGCGCCTGCGAGCAGAACCAGAACGCTTGGACTTATTCTTATTCGTACGCCTACGTTTGCTGGCGACGGAGCGACTACGTCTCTTGGTGGTATTGATGGATTTACGATACCTACTGCTAGACCTAGTCCGTCTAGGGGTTTTACCACCCACAGTATTACCAGTCGTATCACTTTTGATTGGCATCTATATATATACCAATACATATTTATTCACGAATACGATATACAGAGAGAAAAAATGACAAAAATCAACATATGATATACAACGCACGAATACAAAAAAATGAGAGGTATATACATTCTCATTTTTTTTATGGGATATATTTTGTTTTATTACTATTTATACAGTCATCGCGTATCATACAATACAATATTCTAATCCATTTCCCATTCCATGCAACCTTTTCCTCTTCCAGCATCAATATATGTGTTAATCTCATCAATGATCCGTTTGCTCACATCAGAATACTCGTCGTAGCGAACAGTCGTAGCGATGTAGTAAATACGATTCGTCCGCTCGTCGACGAGATCCAGTATGGCGGAGATTTCGTTGCGCATTTGCGTTACCATAGGCGGATACTGCACCGCAATGTTCATAGCATCATCGTCCTGCAGAATGGTGATGTACTCGGCCAGTAACATGGCGGGCTCAAAATCGGCGACGAACTGGTCGCGGAGGAGAACGAATCGTCTAACGACCTTCTGGATTTTCAGGGTCTCTGCATCTTCTAGTTTCTGCATGTTGATATCCTCCTGCTCCTCCTGCTCCTCCTGGGCCCGCTGCAACTGAAGAGCACCTTTGGCGACCAGCTCGCATTCGAGCGCGAGATAGACCGTATACAGTTCATCTAGGAGAGGGTGCATACACACATCGGACTCCTTCTCTCGGAGGACACGGACAAAATCAGACACGAACTGCTCGGCCAATGGCACATTGATCGGACGAATACCCAATGTGTCCCTGTCGGACCACTCCCAGAAGCAATATGATCCAGTATCGGTGTACTCATATGTCCAGGTGAAGTAGGGAGGATGGACAATGGGGAAATCGGTGAAGATATTGTCGTTGGGGAACCGTGCTTCGTACTCGTACAACATCGTTGCCAGGACGCACTCTGTCTGCTGGTTTGCGGGACGGGGAAGGGTATCGGAACCATAGAAGTCGTTGGCCGCATGCACGAGGACAAACGTCTTGAAGATGCGAACGAAATCGGGCATGACCCTAACGACCGTTGGGTTGCGGATGATGAATTCGGTCATGGTAGGTAACAGTTAGTGAACTGGGTCTATATAATACATTACATCTATCACACTGAATGTATTTCAATTCTTTTTAGATTTGTTAAAACAGACAAATAGTCAAGGTAGTCAATGTAGTCCACGTAATACAGCTCATATTTTACTTACAATCTACTTTAGTACTACTATGTGCAATCTATGCGATACAGATCCAAAAAGTCACTCCTTCTTCAAAATGGGACGCCAGGGAGGCGCGAATATGTTCTACTCTTGTCCTGGTGACGCAACAAATCACGAGACGAACGGCGTTCTCGCACACTACAGAGAGGTTTTAGAAAATAACGGCGGAGAGAAATGGATATTCATCTTTGATGCAACGGGATTCACACTATACCACTCCACACGCATCGCATCGGCACGCGGACTGCTCGCGATATTCAACGAGTATGGAGACAGCCTGCAGGAGGTACGTATCACCAATGCCACTTCTTTTGCCAAGACCATGTTCAGTGCGATCCGACCGTTCGCGTCCGCCGAGATATTTAAGAAGATTATATGGAAGTAGGTAATACTTCTAGTAGCAAAACTGTAAAATATAATCGGACACGTATACATATAATACTTCATATATGTCGGGATTTTTTGATCAGCTTCAGACCACGATAGAGTCGAAGCCACACCCACCCACCATCGTCAATGAGGAGAGCAAATTCGTGGTGGTCACTTACTGGTGGGGGAGGGGAAGAGCCAACGCCAACATCGCACGCCCATGCATGATGTTCTACGAAGACTTCATCGATGGTGTCAAAAAAATCACCATGGAGTTCATCCGCAAGTTGATCACGAATCCAAAAATCATAAATAAAGATGATGATTTTGTGGCGCAAACTATGTCGTCTTTGTTAACGATCTACTCCGCACCATTGGATAAGAAAATGAACGAGTTTGCCAAAAACTACTATTATATGATTCACACCGATGTGGGCACCATCGATATCAAACCTGAGGCCGCACGTATGGCTGCGACACAGGCGCGGCTCTTAGAAATGCGCGAGGCGGGACAAGTCCCAGACGAGTTTACTCTACCTCTACTCCCAGCGGATAAGATTAGTATGTTTCTTAATAGCATCGCATACACCATAATAAGCCTTACCATCAATGAGATGATCGAGTTATCTAAGGTGAATCGTGCCATGATAGAACAGAAAAATATGTATATAGAAACCAAAAATAGCAGTGATATTGAAGAGAACCGTATAAAGTACGCCGCCATACAAAGAGAGCAAGATAAACTGACTACACAGGCAACAAAAATAAACGATACAATTAAGAATATCCTAAAACGAAAGACAACCATATCGTTACGATATGAAGAATCTGATACCTCCTCAACGAATCCTATGGGAATAGTCTCTTTTGATAACGTGAATATATACGACCTCCTCATCGCGCGTCTACGGTTCCGCAAGGCCAAACCATTTGAGAATATGATTAGTGAATGGGAGGAGGCATGCAAAGCCGCGCAATGCAACCATCTGGCCATCGAGTACCCTGAGTTCGCAGCAGAGGGCGGGTACCAGATGGCCATCAACGCCAAACCACTATTCATCCGACACGCACTAGCACAGTGTGGCGGACGCGCAGTACTCTACATCGATGGCGACATGATCATTCATCGGTATCCAGGTATTTTTGATTTACCCAATGTGGATTTCATGGCACGCGGATGGAACGCCGACCCGAGAGCGGGGTATTCTAGTGCCGATAGCATATATTATGACCCATATAGATTCGAAACGTCAGGCGGTATCATGTTCTTCGCATCAAGCCGCGAATCGCGTGCCCTGATTGATATATGGATCAGCGAGAGCTCAGTGGACCGAAACAAAGGCAAGGCAGATGATCGTATACTGTCGCTGATGTTCAACGCGCGCAAATTCATGCTGAACATGAACATCATTCAACTACCTATTGAGTACCTGTGGCTCACACTCGACTACGACGAACGTCTGATAGAACAAATATACGACTGGGACAGGAGGGAGATGCGGGACACCATTATTGTGGAGCACGCAGAGTGTCTCACGAGCGAGGAGACCGCGTCGGGATCGGGCTCATCAAGCAATAGATCGCCCAAGTTTCATGCGTTCCTGGACAACATGGAAGGGAGCGAACCAGTGTCCGAACGATTCGATGAGAGTCTGGCGTTCCCGAGCAAGACGGCAGCCGACGAGATACGCACCTACCTCAAGTACATGTCCGATCAACCATACATCAACGATGGAAGCACCGAACTGATTAAACGAGGATTCATCGACCCACAAAACCCAGAAAACAACGAATATCCATTGTACGTGACGCCCTACGACAAGGGATACGGAAACAGGAGAAACGCAGTCGCACATCGCAATCTGACAACGGTTATGGATGAGCTTGACGACAACTACTGGTTACGTAAAGGAACAGAATTCTTGAATAACAGGGTAGGTGGTGACGTGATTGTGCTGTGCGAGAAACACATGACCGATACGTTAGGACCAGAATACATTATCCCGATGATCATGTCCTTGCTGGAACGCAACAAGCGCGTGATAGTACTTCCAAGAGTTTGCGTCGCAGGGACGTGCTACATGGATATACTGACCAGATCCGAGGCGATGCCGCACCTAGACATGATGTTCTTTCCCGACATGAGACCACAACAACAAAACCCAATGACCCACATGCTCAAACCGAAGATAGATCTGACACAACCAATCTACTTCCATAAGATGGGCAAAGACAGTCTGATCGTACAGGTACTGTCTATGTTCGGCAGCCTGGGTGAGCTGGCCGACGAACTACATGGAGGTTCGTATCAGATCCTGTCACGCGTGCGCATCGGATACGCGATGAAACGAACGGGTGCGGCGGACAGCGTATCGATGTGCACGATGACGGGACTCGCTACCGCCATTGACGGGGACAGAAGCGCAGCAACGGGTCCAACAGCAGTAACAGGTCCAGGTGCAGATGGGGAGGCGCGGAGAGGAGGAAGGAGAGGAGGGGGAAAAGCACAGATTGTTGATCTAGAGAGAGAGATGGAAGGGTATTTACATGGCCAGGAGGAAATGTACGGGAAAAATCGCACTGGTATGGCCAGCAAGGGCGGAAGAGTGAGAGGAAGAGAGAGAGGAGCCAGACGACTTAGCACGCGACGCAAACGGGCGAATGCACGTCGTCAGACCAACAAGCGCACGCGCACACGACCTGGACGTAGACGTAGACGTACTACGAAACATACGAGACGACGAACAAAAAAACAACGCGGACCGATTCGCTCAATGCGCCGCCAAAAGAAAAAATAAGCACAGTGCGCTTATTTTTAGAGATTGGGTGATTAGATTGTATATAGCTTAGTTAGTTAGTTAGTTAGTGTTAAGCGAACTCAGGGTTCCATTTCCTTTCGCCATTCACGAGAGCGAGGATGGTTTCATCGGTGATGTTGTCGTTCAATGTTGCGTGTTCAAAATCAATGATCCACACCTTTCCAGGGGAGGATAAATCTTCCACAAAATTATACCCCGTCAAATCGGGAAACTCGATATCGTTCGCCACAAGAAGCTGCACAATATCGACTATTGAGTCAAACACTTCTTTTGGCAAGTCTTCTGCGGATTCGCCGTACATGTCCGACACACTCATCGGACCCACACGGGGCATGGCCATGAACTTCGTCTCATGACAGTAGGCAGACACTTCAGGGACGCGCACGATGTTCAGATTGCGTACATACCTCTGCATCTTGTACTCGTGCTCGCTGACTCCATGCTTAACATAATACTTGTCGGGCTGCGAGGCATACTCAGCCATGGAGGCGGGGATGGCGGGGGTACTGGTGGTTTTTAGTGACATTGTTATTGTAATAGCAACGGATACTTATTTGAACTGATTATACCACGAACTGAACTGGCGATAACCGTTTCAATTTTGTGCAAGGACACTAATTGAACTCTATGCTAAGCTAATCAATCCAACACACGGCTCCGTCGCCACGGAAATAGTTACTTGTGGTATGTCGGTACCGCCAGCACGACCACCAGTACTAGAAGCAGTACTTGCACTAACCGCACGCAAACGATACCCTTGTATATCCACACACCCCTTATTCCCGTTAGGTCTGCTCACATTGGCATCAGGCACAATAAGACATAAGGCGTCCTTGAACTCACTCACAGTCAGATCGGCTCCGATATCGGCGTGGTCACGCTTGAACTGGACCCAGAGAGAGGGGGACTTCAGAAGACTATTCGTTCCCTGGTCCGACTCCTCCTCCGTCGTGGCGCTCCACCACTCACTCAGAACAGCATAGTGCTTGGTGTGCACAGAAGCAGCAGATGATACCGATGATGTATTGAGCAATCCAGCAACCTCCTTCTCTAACTCGTCATGCAGCCCACGCAATCCAGAGATCGCGCTCTTCACCTCGCGCAGTCGCTTCCTTAGACCGCCAACCTTGTCTTCGGTCCGACGCCGATCGTCGCGCAACGTCGCGAGCTCCTGCGCATCGGCGCCGACGCCCGCCTCGCTCGCCCTGATTTTGGCGAGCTGCTCGCGACAGAGGTAGAACAACGTCTTCAATAACAATCCTGGATCCCCATGCCCAAGCAAATTATTCACGTAGGCCACGCACTGCGTCTCACTGATCCACTCGAAGGAGAAGGCGACACCATCCTTACGGTCTATACCCGTGTTGAGAGATACGAGCCATGCAAAAGGAATGTGCGCATTGCATCGTAAATCAGCCTTCATCTTCTCAATCTGTGACGCATCCACGCGTCGCTTGTACGCCTTGGCATCCACCATGATGGTGAGGTCTTTTACAACGATGTGTGCATCGCCCTTGTGCGGCTGCGCATGCACGTCCAGCAACTGAAATCCTTCAAAATCCATAAAGGTCTTCTCGGCCAGACACATGAACTGCTCCTCGCCGATAGCCCCAATCTCGGTGGATGTACGCGTCTTATGCATTTGCTGTTGCTGCTGTTCCAACATATCTGTGGTTCTAGCGAGCACATCACCTATCATGTGATCGCGTGCCTGGTCGTGTTGACGCACGGTTGCTGCGACCTCCTCGTCCATCTTGGCACGCTGATTCATATCGTGCTGACGCAACTCCTCCCTGCTCTCCAACAGATCCAAGTCCCGCTGACGCAACAAGTCGTTCAAGCGACGCACTTGCTCCTCTTTGTCGCCGAGAATCCGATCGAGTAACTCCGTCTTGTGACGCACCACGGTCTCTACCTCCTTGTCCAACCGATCATTCGCCGCGATGCGACGCTCCTCGGACAACGTCTTCTCGAGGACCAAGGCGGCCGCTTGTGCGTCTAAGGCGGCCGCTTGCTCGTCTAAGGTGGCACGAAACACACTCTCAATCTCATCATGCATCTGCTGATCGTTTTGGCATGCGAGCATCTTGCGGCTCTGGCGCAGGCAAGCGGCACCGCTACAGAGCGCAATGGAGCGCTCCTCGTCGGTCAAATTATGAATGGATAGAGCGTCCTCCGTGGACACGGGAACATGGAACACATGTTTGGTTTCTCTCTGCATGCGGGTTAGTTATTAGATTGATGGAGTCGGTAATCCTTACTTCATATGACGATATATACGTATATCGTAACCATGGATACAGTCGCTCGTTATCGGTTCAACAAAAATCGTACCGTACAGTAGATACATATGTGGGGACTATTTCGCCGTTCTTCTACTAGCTCCGATAGTAGTACTAGTAGTATTACTAGCATAGATATTGATGAACCATGTCTAAGAGGAAGAAGCAGCAGCATCAGCAGTCTCCGTACCGTCGACATAGAATCCACAGTGCATGAGGTGGTCAGTGCACAGGACATAGATCATGGTGTACTACTCGACCTGCTCCGCATTACCTTGCTCATATACAACTTTGGTGAGACACTTGCCATTGAGGAGGCAAAGGCAGCCACTACCATTGCAATGGATAACGCCATCAAAGTCGTAGCCGATATGACCAAAGAAAATGGGGACGCGGGACCAATTGATCCCAACTCTTCCACCACACTAGAGGCGTTCGTGAACCGTTTACGAGAACGCGAACTGACACAGAAAGGGGGAGAGTCAGGGATCGGTGCCACACGCAACCGAGCCCTGACAGAGATGGCGGCGAGCGCCCCGCAGGGGCGTGTGCATCGGTTCATCGATGACGACTATACCGACATACAGGCAGCGGTGACCGTGTCAGAGGGACAGAAACGTATATGTGTCGTGTTCCGTGGGAGCGAGTCGCGTTCCGACTGGTACTACGATCTGATGCTATTCAAACAGAGCATTGGGGGGATGAGAGGTATCGCCAGTGACGTCACTGTTCATAGTGGATTCCATACACAGCTCACGAAGGGCAACACTTACAACAAGATCACAGACAGCGTACGCGAACTGATAAATGAACACCCCACATTCGCAGTGTACGTCACAGGACATAGTTTAGGTGGTGCACTCGCAACGCTCTTTGGGTTCATGTTCGCACACGAGGTAGAAACACCAGTGGTGGTCGCATCCTTCGCGAGCCCACGCGTGGGCAACTACGCTTGGAAACAGGCATTTGAGGCCAGGACAAACCTGTACCACTATCGTGTGACCAACAAGCGCGACGTAGTCACCGCCTTCCCCATGTACCGCTACCATCACGTCGGAAATAACATTCAGCTTGCTGACACGGAGCACAAATGCTTCACACGGGACACGGCGAGAGGATGGTTCGATGAATCCATATTCACCTGCTGGAGCCCATCCGAACACGACTGTGAGCTGTACTACAAAAGACTCACTGACAACACGTGGTAGAGGAAGAAAGAGGAGGTTGTACAACCGACTTGCGCCGCTTTGCCGCTGCCGCTGATCTAGAAGAGGATCCACCTATATGTACGTAAATGGCATCCGAAACGTCGTACATGTGTGCGGAAATGGCGTCGATCGTAATGACCGTTATCCCAAAACCTAAGCATAATAGTCCTATGATTAGCAACATGCAATAGGTAGGTGGGGTATGGGTGTATACTATAAGACGCTCAAAAAGAATTGAATGGAATCCTAATAAGAGACTATAGGTATAATACAACACATATTACGATTCCGAATCCGAAGTATACTTTTTGAAATTTTAAAATCATGTCTAACAAGAACGTTAACATCATTTCCACACAACAGCAAGTGCATCAACCCGACAACCTATTTGACACAGGTCTAATGCTTGCGGATCCATCTGGTCAATCCACCCTCTGGGACGACTACTCATCCGATGACTCTGTGGTCGAAATCATCATCGATCGCACAGGACGTTCCCCCGCCGAAATAGCCGAAGAGACAGAGAGATTGGACCGCGAAGGGTTACACTACTTGGAACATGGTAACGACCTTGACGACGTGGACGACATGGACGATCTTGACGACATGGACCTAGTAGATATAGATATCCCACCACGTCCCCTCACCCTCGCCGACCTCGATCTTGATATGGGTCATGTATTTGACGAAGACGAACACGTAGAACACGAGTACGAGATAGACTCTGATGACGAATCAGAATACGCACAGAGAGAAGAATACGACACCACACAAGATGACATAGATGAAGACAGAGCCGAAGTCGCACGACAAATACATCAATACCACAGCCGCAACAGAGGAGAACGACGCGGAAAACGCAATACCGCCAGTAATGCACATACTCTCAGCACATACCACAGGGAGATTGGGTTCTTTGACCTGTATACCACCACCGCCACCACCACATACGAATTTGAACCGATCGGACTCTTCGCACTCGCTGTAATGTATCACGTCGTCGGAAAAGCCAAACAATTATACAGCAATGATAATGATGATGAGAGAGAAATAGAGATGTTATACGAGATGTCCATCGCACTTAGCCCGAACAACTCACCATGCTTCATGGATTATGCAGAGGGCCAGGAGATGTATCACAAAAACTACGACAAGGCAGAAAAGTTCTACATCAGAGCCATTGAGGACTACGATGATACGCGAGCCATGTTCAACCTAGCCGACATGTTCCTCCGCATGTACGCCGACAATGATGATGATACTGCTATAATTACAGAATCAGTAAAAGATCCAACATACATTGACTCCGCAATCAAATATTTAAAAATGGCAGCGACATTCGGTGACACATATAGCCAAGAATCCGCATGCGCATTGCTATATACGCACCGCCCCGACGAAGTAGAGGAGTTCGCCGTATATTTTGAACTCTTGTCCATAGATCACTGGCCCAGTGCATCCCTTTTTGAGAACGGAGACACCAGAGACTACTATAATTGGAGACAGGTGCACAAAGTCGTCACAGATTTCACTACCAATGTCAATCCAATCAATGTATACGAACGCCTCAAGACATTCGTACAAGAAGCGGAATCCGTGGGCGCGGGCGCGGTCGTGGACACATCAAGACGATGTCTCACCAATATCGTAAATAACTACCGCCAGGTGGCACCGTACATTACCAAGGTGGCGTTATTCACCAGACTGAACAACGTCGTTGAATGCGGAGTCTGCTACGACGAGAAACTAAACATAGACCTGCAATGCGGTCACATTGTATGCACTGACTGCTATAAACATGTATATTTGACCAACTGCCCCTTCTGCCGCTTTGAATTTGATACGTCATAATCCAACAAAAATAAAACAATAAAACAAAAAAAAACAAAAAAAACAAAACCGCCAAGCGGTATTGTTTTTTTACGACAAATGGTATCATATAGTACGATTACTAACCTACCTACCTAATCACGATTTGATTCGGGTAGAGTTCTTCGGGGCGACTAAGTCGGGCGCAGCCCTTCTAATAATCTTGTTCCGATAATGATCGGTCTCCTGCTGAGTCGAACCACCGAACGCTGCATTCACGATACCAAGGTACCGTTCATGTGCGCGCGTGTGGTAGTCCGTGTGCGTCGGATTCTCCTTTTGCCAGGCGGGCAGAGCCACCACATTCTGATGAGCCACGTGCTTGACCACACGATGCATCTTGTCGCCAGACGCGTTGTCTTTTTCCCATATATCATTATCCTTGATGTAGAACGATTCGCGTTTCACATCCGTACAATGGATGGGGCGCTGACATACATCCAGCTTGCGCAGACCATCCATCATCATACGAGTGACACCCTCCACGTAACCCACGTCCGCGAGCCGTTCCAGATCGTCAGGAGTCACTTTGATCATCTTGACGAAGTCCATCACATTCATCGCATCCTTGCAGTCAGAATTCAAAAAGACGTTCAGATTGAACTTGTTGGTGTTGTTGTTGATCGTAGTGATGTTGTTCGTGATGTTCGGATTGTTATCGGTCTTGCTACTCGCCATCATCTCCGCTAACTGCTTTCCTTGCTGATCCAACATCTCTTTCAACTCGTCGTTGCGCTTCGTCTGCTCGCCGAGGAGAGCGGCCACCATGTTGTTGAGCGACATGTCTTGTACGGGTTCTTGTACCTGAACAGGCGACTCTTGTACCTGAATAGGCGGCTCTGATGGACCAAGGAACTGGTCGCACTTTCGGCGATGCTTGCACAGCGACGACAGGTGGCGATATGTCTTTCCACACACGCATCCAAACATAGCGGCACTATTGTCATCAAATGCGGCAGTAGTCATCATACCATTGGAAGACGGGTTGATAACTTTGATAACTGTAGACGTTGTACTACTGGGCTTTCTATAGCGAGGACTGGGCACCACCAATAAGGGAGGAGGCGCATTCACCAGTCCCATCACGCTAGGCTGAGTCGTCCGCTTATGCTTCTGTGTGGAAAAATGTTTATGAAGATCGTTCCGACGGGCACAACGGTAGTTGCACTTGGTACATGTGAACCCGAAGAATGTATAGTCGTCTGATTCGTCAGTCTGCATCTGCATAACAGGGTAGGCGATTGACGCGAGTCTAGTACTATATACCGATATTTTCTTTCTATATCTACTTTGGCTAATTGCGAGTTTCATTAGCCACTCATAAAAACGCTCGCAGAGTGTTATAGAGTCTTTAGCCAGCTAGCACATACGATATATTGTCGCACAGACATGACATATCGTAACAAATAGTCGTTAGCCTATATGGTCCACCTAAACCTCTATATGCGAGTTTTTGGCTAATGGGATTAGCTCGCATTAGCCCATTTGGGAGGGGGCTAATGAGGCGTTGGTGAACGGATTTTTCGCTTATGGTAACAAACTGAAGAATGAATATACAGTTTGTTACCATAAGGTTTTAATTTAACCGTTTTTCACAGACCTAGTGGGTTTCCCATTTTTGGACATTCTTATACATTCATAAATGTCCTTTTTTGAAAATCGGGGTACCTTTTGAGTTTTTCTACATTTTATATGGCAGGCAGGGACGGATAACATGTAGTGTATTTGACACATATAAACACATATGTATGTAAAACGTGAGCATACTTCTAGCGAAACGTTGACAACGAGTCGTAAATATACATATTGGGAGAGAAACAGGATACAATTCATGATGTGAACGACTCGCAATAAATATCCGATATAATTAAGACATGAGACCCATTAAAAAAGAAATGAGATAGATACAAAGAATTGATTCATTCATGATGATTCACCAATAGGAATCATCAAAAATATACAGAACATGGACAAAGCCATAGCCATGGACGAAGAAGGAGGAGGGATGATGATGACCATGGAACACCTAGCCATGACCGTACAACAACTCGCGAACAAAGTAAAAGGTCTAGAGGAACAGCTGGAAAAGGCGAACATTCACATTAGTACCATCAACGCCATTATCAGACGAGGGGAAAGTAGCAACAACAACAACAACAACAACAACACTGTGACGGGGTCGCGAAAAAAATGCATGCTGACGCGGCTGAACGGACTACTCAACGATAGCAGTAGCAGCGAAGGAGATGGAATAGGGGAGGGTGCCGTTGTCCCGTCTATGAACATAGACACGTTCATTGCATATCTGGCCAATATGCCATGCGACGTGGAAAGAGTAGTGGATAAGAACTCGGCCGAAGTCATCGCAGATCTTGTGGCCGACGGACTTAGACATCTACTTAGTAAACACCGACAACAAGAACAAGGGTTCGTGGCGCCCATCGCTAGCTTCACAGACCACCCGGGCGCACTATATATGTTTGGACACAGCAACCCAACATCCAACACTGATAAATCTAACGTCGAAGAATCAGTCGCGAAATGGAGACTATGCACACCTGATATGTTTAGTCGGTTCGCTTCACGCGTCCATGCATGCGTCGGAATACAATGCAACCGATGGCGCGAAAAAAACGTCGGACCACCGCGCCCCCTGTTCGAATCCATGGTCAACTCCAATGGAACAGAAAACTCGGAAAAAATAGAAGGGGAAGGAAAGGGGGGGGGGAGGGAGCCGCGCGATCCACGAACCATGGCCAAGTACCAGAAAATAAGCGTTAAAATATATTCAATAAATCTGGATTCCGTGGGACTAATGGCGAGGACCAAGAAACTCCTGTGCGGACGACTACTCTGTAACGAACGAACTAACTAACGAACGAACGAATGAACGAACGAACTAACTAACGAACCGATACACTAACCATGGTTTAGATTTACCCATATTGTCGTTCATATCATTCAATGTATTTATTTTTCATCGCAAAATAATAATAATATGTATTAGTATAACCAGTATGTCAGAGATGATTCTTTCATCCAACGCCTTCGGTAATACAGGTGATATTACGACCTTTACGAGAGCACAAGGTAATAACGCTTCGAATCTCGCTCTTGTAACAGGTGAGAGTGGTAAGGTTGGTTTTACAATGACCTTATGGAAAAATGGTGTGAAGGCCTCCAACGATTACACCCCTGACTCCAAGGTCGCCGGTGGTAGTTCTTTGCCAGCCACTATGACGACCAATACCGCTCTCTTTGCTGCGGATACCCTCCCATGGACAAACGCCATCACATCACAGAGCTACGCTGCTGGTGCTGTACTCACAGGTACTGATCTTAATGTGGCCTCCGGATATACGGGATTTGCGACTGCTGGCGACATCCTTCCCAATGGTATTGCCGCCGTCGCCGGCGTCGCTGACACCAAGGTCGCCGCTGGTGGTTCTTTGCCAACCAGTATGACGACCGATGTCGCCATCGCGAGTGGATCTCCCCTCGTATGGAAGACCGGTGCCACCGCCGTCGCATCACAGGCCTACGCTGCTGGTGCTACACTCTTAGGTGCTGATCTTCATGTGGCCGCCGACTATGTGGGTTTTGCGACTGTTAGCGGTTCCATCACGCTTCCCAATGGGGTGGCCGCCGTCGCCGCCGTCGCTTCAACCCTTATCGCCGCTGGTGGTACTTTGCCAGCCGGTATGACGACCGCTGCCGCCATTACTAATGCTTCTACTGCTGGTGGTCTCTATTGGAATACCGCCGCCACCGCATCAAGGACTTACAGTATTGACGAGGAGCTCGACGCCGTTGATCGTGTGTTGGCTACCGACTATACGGGATTTGCGACTGTTAGCGGTTCCATCACGCTTCCCGATGGGGTCGCCGCCGTCGCCGCCGTCGCTTCAACCCTCGTCCCCGCTGGTGGTACTTTGCCATCCAGTATGACGACCAGTGCCGCCATTGCTATTACGGATACCCTCGCATGGAAGGACGGTGCCGCCGTCGCATCACAGACCTACGCTGCTGGTGCTACATTCGTAGGTGCTGATCTTCATGTGGCCTCCGGATATACGGGATTTTCGGCTGCTGGTGCCACGCTTCCCAATGGTCTTCTTACCACCAACGCCGTCACCGCCACCACTGTCGCCGGTGGTAATAATTTGCCATCCAGTATGACGACCAATGTCGCCCTCAGGACTGGAACTACCCTCGCATGGACAACCGGTAGCGCCGTCGCATCACAGGACTACGCTGTTGGTGATTTGCTCCTAGCTGCTGATCGTGAGGTGGCCACCGGGTATTCTGCTTTCAATACTAATGGTGCCACGCTTCCCAATGGTGAGGTTACCGCCGATGCCGTCGGCACTGCTCCCACCACCGCCGACGCCGATGATGCCGGTGACGCAAGAGAGTATCGTGTAATGTATACGGATTCATCCACATATACTTCCTCCTACTCCGCCCAAAACGGAGTGTTCCTCAAGAAGTTTAAGATCTCTAAGGACAAACTCCTCTCCGCCGATACTGTCTTCAGTGACTTGTCAATGATTGATGCTGGTAGTGCTTCATACCCTAAGATCACTGGTTCCATCAATGGATTGAACAACGGTTCTGGGTATGGGTTCAAGTTCACCAACATGGGTACTCAAGCTGATGTTGCTCAAATAGGTATTGGAAGCGGTGTAAATCGCGTGATTGTTAACGCGGGACCCATTCGTCCTGTCGATAACTTCAGAGTTGTCCTCACTAGCCGTGGGGCGACCGCGACAAACTGTTACGTCACCATCAACCTTGCCGATTCTGCCGCAGTCGCTCACAGCACGGGTAGAAGCACTGACATCTCTGCAGTCAGACTCATTGTCACCGACATGTACACGTTGGACTCACAGATGGAGATAATCACTCTTTCAGCTGCACAACAGCTTGCAGGAGGTCCTATCGTGCTCAATCATTCGGCCACGTTCCCTTCCGACGTCAAGTTGTCTGCATTTGAATACGCATTGGCCACCGTTGATAATGCTGGTGCGATCTCCGACTACGCAACCACTATCCATGCCAGCTCCGTCTCCAATCGCGCATCAAACGTGAAAAACGTGCTCGTTGATGGTTCCAGTAACTCTGGAACTGAGATGAAAGTCACTTGGGATGTTCCTGGATTTTCTGGCGCCCCCATCACTGGATACAGAGTGTATTACCAGGAACAACCTGCCGACCAGGCTGACTGGGCCGCAGCCGATGTCAGTGGTGCGGATACAATAGGTAACAAAAGGTGGTACTGGAACATTGCTCGCGCTACCCAAGGAGCCACCGTCGCTGCTGGCGCAACAAGAGAGGCAACCATCACAGGACTTACAAATCAATCCAAATACATTGCATGGGTCCGCGCTGTGCATGCCGAAGTTGATGTTACCACAGGTGATGCCGTTTTGGGTAATATCGGTAGAAAGGATGAGTACAAAGCACCCTTGCCCGTTGCCGGTTCCGAGGACGGAACTTGGGGTGGACTTTTCCCTGATATAAGTTTGACGGCGGCCTCTGCGGGTACTTATGCGAATGATTACTATTTCAAGTCTACCTACGATGCTGGTCATACGGATACTGCTGCGAACCCTGTCTCCACAGGTCAAGAGTTCGCCGATTTCTTGCGTGGCAAGCCTCGTGCAATCAACACTGCCACAAATATTAACATGACTATCCATAACGGTATTGATATCTCAAGCGGTACCCCTACATCCACTGATATGCGCAAGAGTCTTGCCATCAAGTGGTCTGATGATGAACTTGATTTCGGTGGAAATAAATTAGAGAATGAGATGTTTTACTTCGCCGCAAAGCACGAAGCCTTTACGGAGACTGAACTGGCCAACATCATCGATGCATCTTTCACTAAGCTAGATCTTGGAACTGGTTTTGATGTTGGTACGGGTACGTTTGTAGATAATGATAACATAAGATATGTCGTGTTTAAAGGAACTCCTGAAGTTGGTATTGTTGATAATGCTCGTGCTACTAGAGCCACGGCGACTCCCATCGTATACGGTAAGAACGCCACTGGTGCGGTCACTAAAGGTACTCTTTCAGCTGGTCTTGAACTCGGTGATAGTTACACATTCGTTGTTGCCTTGAAGAATAAAGCCGGTCTTGGTGCACACACGCGTCTTGGTGCCGCCGGCAAGACGGTCGTCGGTCCTCCAGTGACACAGAAATTCAATATTCCATGGACCATTGTGGACAGAAGTAATCCGTTGTTAACAGATACTACTGAAATGAAGGAAGGAAAGGATCTTGGTGCGACTCTGGATTTGTCCAATTGTCTTTTTGACGTTGCCACACAATCTTTCCAGGTCACGATCGCTGATGATCTTTCTGGTAACCAGAAGGATATTCAAGCCACTGGTGCCCTGGATAATGTCACCTACGAGGTGAAGGTGGCTGCCAAAGTTGGTGACATGACGATCAAAACGCAGTATGATCTTTGTATCAACGATACCGCCGAGCCACCGTCTGCCACTGCTGCAACGGTTATTGATATTAGTGACGGGTGGTTCCCAATGACCAAGAACCTCAATGCCGATGGAAGTATTAGATTGTCAGTTGATAGCGTGCTCACCAAGAACGTGTATGATGCCTGGGTCCCCACTTCTGGCAACGTCAACAAGTTTCCATTCGTGACGCGTTCTCTATCTACGATGAAGGGTGGAGCTTACACTATCCATATCCGAGCCAAGAACTCCGCTGGAACATCTGACACTACCTCTCAAGTGTGTTCGGATCGCCAAGTGTTCGGAACCAAGGCCGCATACGCACTTCTTGTGCCCAATATTGATATTTCGCTGTTAGATAACTCAGCAAAAGATGTAACCTTTACTGGTACTGCTGGTGCGTATGACGCGCAAATTGGCTTCAGAATGCGTGATCTTTCTGATGCTGAAATAGAAGGCCGTTGCGTGGACGAGATTGAGTATAGAATTTACCAGACATTGAACAACGGCAAAGACCATGACATCATTGGGGAGACCCAGGAAGTTCCTGCAAGTGCTGGTCCTAGGTTTGGTAACGGAAGTGGCGCTGATCTTGAATTCCAGATCGGTAGTGCTGCTAGTGTGACCGACAGGGTCACAATCAAGTTCCTCAGCGCCACCTACAAGCGTGGTTACCCCATCAAGGCAGATATCAAATATCGTTCCAAGAAAACTGGCGCCTTATCCAATACCCCCGCTGTTGCAGGACTTCTTAATAAATCGTCCGAGGACTACGATACCGCGACCAAGACCCTTACCTTCGCCACGATTCCTGAGGATAACCACGACGAAGTCGGAAGCATGACAAAGGACGATGGTAACAATAAGACCAAAATTTCTTGGAGCAGACCCAATGACCAGTATGACGCCGTGTTGAAGGGATACATTGTGGATCTCTATGATATCTCATCTGGAACTGTTACTGCTGGTACTGGTGGTACAACCGTAAATCTCTCTTCTCCCGTCAATAAGAGAACATCTGGTACTCTTAGTGCATCCACCACATCCTACGAGTTCTCTGGTCTTGTGAACGGTAAGAATTACATGCCCGTAATCCACACGGTGACCACCCAGGGACTCGTTGACGTGACTTCCAATGGTCGTTCGTTGGTGAGTGTTGTGGCTAATGGCGAGACGATCAAACATGGACATAGCGCCACATTTGGAACATATGCGTATTTCGGACCCGCCACTGGTGTCAGCACAGCTAATCACTTTGTCCCTGCTAATTGCGCCAGACCTTATGGTCTTCCTCTTGTGTCCGCCAACGTTGCCAAACAAGAGATGACGATTGACAACAATGGATCCGTGATCCTTTATGGAGCCATGATCCAGGTGCAGACTGCCAATATCCTAACCCCTGATGCTTTTGCTGCTCAGACTCCCACTCTCACTGGTTCTGGTGCATCAGGTGTTGTCACTGGTGCAGCCACAGGAGGAGACGTACAAGGAAGCAATAACGTCTTCTACTTGGACTTGTCTTTTGGTGTTCTTACTGGTGTCTCAGACCAGACGGTCTACATGCCCGCATCTGGATATGGTGTTGACGACCGTAATATCTTCACTGTCAAGAAGGACTTTTTGGGAGATAAATGGGTCGATGAAACCAACTACGTCTTTGTGTCCAACAAAGCGGGTACAACGGCTGGTAAGATATCTGCCGGAGTTCATGCTGTCCTATAAGGTGGTGGTAGTAGCGTCTCATGATTCCATGGCGGACATGGTTCATTTATGTATGTATGTATGTATGTATTAAGTCGTGTAGTAAGTAGATAATCTGATTAGTCGTCAGACAAGTCAGAATAATAAATTATTTTATGATATATGTTGTATCATAAAATCTAGATTACGGTCACTGTATGGTTGTTCATCTGTTGGTGGTGGTAGTAGTACTACCAATACCACTTTGTTCCCATGTGGGTATATTGGCGCGCGCGCGCGTGCCCGTACCCACAACTTCGCTCTGAGCCAGCGCATGTATCTTGGCTTGTTGATTCTTCTTATGACGTTGAAAAATATTATCGTGACCCCCCCTTCGTTCATGCTGTTCCTGTTGTTGTTGTTGTTCCTGCTGTGCTTGTTGTTGTTCCTGCTGTGCTTGTTGTTGTTCCTGCTGTTCCTGTTGTTGTTCCTGCGGTGCTTGTTGTTGTTCCTGCGGTGCTTGTTGTTGTTCCTGCTGTTCCTGTTGTTGTTCCTGCTGTTCCTGTTGTTGTTCCTGCTGTGCTTGTTGTTGTTCCTGCTGTGCTTGTTGTTGTTCCTGCTGTGCTTGTTGTTGTTCCTGTTCCATTTGTAGCGCAAGTGCTTGCTGTTGTTGTGCTTGTGATTGTGCTTGTTGTTGTTGCTTGGCGGCCACCGCAGCCAGTGACCGTTTTTCCATAGCGCGTTGTCGTGCGTCTATTGTTTCTGCGACGCTATTCATAACAGCAGTGGTATTGGTGACAAGTGGGTATGTCGTTGAAATATTTGTCGGCATTGATAGTTTTATCGTATATGGATCTGGTGGTTGTTGTAAAGGGTTGGTGAGCGTATCGCCCGCTCGTAGTTGTTCCCGCATCCGTTCCATGGTGGGTACGGTCGCAAACCCATTACCGACAATCATTCGCGGCGTGCCAGGCTGTGTGATAGGTCGCGAGTTTGGTCTACTTGTATTACGTGAATACGTGGGTACGTGAGGGATGTATAGGTTCCTAGATGGGTGGGTATATGGTTGACGACGTACTGGAGTACTTGTCCCACTGAGTTGCATACCCCTAAAATTGCGACGCGATGTCGTCGTGATGGGAGGAGGGTAAGAAAGTGGATGACCCTGTGACATGATATACAATATTCGTATATTTTATATATAGATTTTTACCACACTACACTTGTTTTCGTTGTTGTTGTATCAGAGGTAGAGTTGTATCTGCATAGTACTCAATGAATTTGGTTATATAGAGATACACCTCCAAAGATGTTGTAATGTGTGTGAGGTATGCACCTGAACGGGTAGGGAGAGGAACTGTAATCCAGAACCCCGAATCATCTGTTGTGCTACTGCTACTGGTTCTGTTGTTGTTGTCATGTCGGATACAAATCTGATCGTAATCGGTACCTCTTTTACAGAATACCTTGTCGTTCGGTGGTGATGGAACAATAATCCAGTTCTCTTCTAAAAGAACAGAGCACAGGTCGGCAATATGATCCTCCTCGCATATGGACATGGTGTGTGTGTGGATATGAGTCTTATCTGTACATACTATGTCTGTTGCGCTCTAAACCGATGACCTTGTCATAGAATGCATCATACTACACTTTGAATATTTCAAATGGGACACCACCATCCTTAGGGAGTGCTTTCCACCAGACATTCAAATGTGTAAACAATTTTTGTATTATGTCTCTATAGATGACGTACATATCACATTACCAAGATTTAGAGTTAGAGAGAGTGTATGTATAATGAGTACGAAGATGCAGAACGAGTCTGATACAGTATCATCACCACCAACGCCACCGCTATCCGAGGCAACAAAACCTGATACACGTCCCCAAGACAATGACCATCAAGGCAAGTCACTGTTAGTAGATGTCCCAGTGGACAGTCATAATGCAGCGCTCAATCTGATGATTGCCTTTCTGTCGGTCGCACAGAAGCGTGGTACATTCAACATGCAAGAATCGGCCAAGCTATGGGAATGTATCAATCAGTTTACTGGACCCCAAGACCCTCCTCCATCTCAACAAACAAATAAGAGTGCTGGATCCGATACTACCTTATAAAATAGTAGAATCAATCTGTGGAGATATGTTTGTCGCGCGTAGATTGATCACTCAATGATCCATTGCGACCAAAGAAGTACTGCAAATTGCGGAAAAAAGGGTGCGTATTTATCGCCACGGACCATTTTATTTCTATGAGGGAGATAATGGCATAAGAGAACAACAATATCTTCATCGGTTTATCGATGCAGTATTTCTGGTTGCGTGGATAGAAAATTACAATCATCAACCCACATATGATAAGTTTAAATAATTCGTTAGTAATGTCTTTGAGTTTGATCATCTTCCTGGTAAAGGGACTGGTCTCGTTACCACGTTTCGTTTCGTAAAAACTGACGATGGCGCAAATAAGAAACACACCTTTTATCATTATGGCAACGGATAATATGATATGGTACTTAGTATCAAATCTCAAATCTTTCGACATACTATGAACGATGTTCAGTGTCATATGTATGTATATATAGTAGTATGTGATTACAATAGTTTAGTGTAGCTCCTATAGCTCAGTTGGTTAGAGCATCGGTCTTATGAGCCGAAGGTCCGCGGTTCGAGCCCGCGTTTGAGCAGGTTGTTGGAAAATGGTCGTATCCATACCAACAACAAACTGTAATCCAACTAAATATAAAGATACTGACTCATATAGTATGACCAGGTGATCTGGTTCTCGCTCCTATAGCTCAGTCGGTAGAGCGCACGACTGTTAATCGTGAGGTCGTAGGTTCAATCCCTACTGGGAGCGTTTGGTGGAGGGTGGAGAGTAAATAAGTTATGTGTATGTTCATCTATAGAGACATACACCTACCGCTAAAGAATTGAAACGATCCGTGACCCAACGGTGTGAGGCATATACATCACCCGTACCATGTTTAGTACCAGTACCAGTAAAAACAACCTCATTGTTCATGCTTCTTCGTCTAGTAATCTATCTGCTATGGATAGTCCTGGTCCAAATATTTTATCCCTTCTCCACCCCGATACTATCCCACCTATCGGTACAAGAGGATGCGGACAACCAGAGCAAGACCTGTCCGATTTATTATGCACCATCGGATATGTTTCACCCCCCGCCAGCAGCAGCAGTAGTAGTAGTAGCAGCCCAACCAATCTACTTGCATCTACAAATGCAGTTGATCTTACCTGTTCTGACGAATCGGACCAGCAATCAGACCAGCAATCAGACCAGCAATCATCAGACCAGCCACAACATACTCCTTCTCAACTTCACTACTACCGCAACCGCGAGAAGATACTAGCCTACGCCAAGCTGCGCTACAAGAACAACCGCGATCGCCTCCTGGCCTACTCAAAGCAGTATCAGCACGAACGCAAGGACGTCGTGAAGGATCGCAACGTCACCTACTACGAGCGCAACCGCGATCGTTTGTTGAAAGACCGCGCCATCAAAATAACATGCGAATGTGGTAAGAAACTGACCAAAGGGTCGTTGTCGGGTCACCTCCAGACAAAATATCATACGAGCCGAGTTGGCTGCCATGTTGGTAATCATATTGACAGTCAGGATGGAAGCAATACAGTTGAGGTAGTCACTCCAGAACAAGTATAAAACAAATAAAAACAAATAAAAAAAAATAAAAATAACGGTATCTCATCGTTTTTTACCCTCCGTCCAAAAATTGAATGCGATTACCAGCCCCTCTATATAAGCATCAACCAGACAGTCACTTATTAAATAAAGTACTACTACAACAACAGACAGATATGGTACGCAATATCACAGGAGGAAGCCACGCAAAGAGCCAAGCACGCAAGAATGTCGTTCCGCGCGGAGGCGGGTCGGGAACGCTCAGAGTAGCACAAGAAGAAGGCGAGATTTTCGCACAGGTTGAGAGGATGCTTGGTGGTTCGAATTGTCATGTGATATGCACAGATGGTGTGGTCAGACTATGTGTTATCAGAGGCAAGTTCCGCGGTCGCGGCAGGCGTGACAACGTGCTCGCTGTTGGGTCCTTAGTCATGGTGGGCATGCGCGACTACGAGAGTTCCAAAGGAAAAGACAAGATGGAGAACTGCGATTTATTAGAAGTGTATCGCGACGTGGACAAGGTACGCATCCGTTCCATGGTGAAGATTGACTGGTCCAATTTACCAACAATTGGATGTACTGGAACTGTTAGTAAGGCTAGTAGTGCTGGTGGTGCTGGTGGTGCTGGTGGTGCTACAGAGAATCCTATAGATAATATCGTATTCATAACCGATGAACAGCTAGAACTGGAACGACTCACCTTGGAACAGGAGGCGAATATCGCCGCACGCACATTGATTACTAAAACCAACTCCACTGAGTCGGAAAAAATCAATGCATCCACCAGTTCTCCAGGACCAGACATTGATACCTTGTTCGGAGATGACGACGACGATGTGGATGTCGATGATATTTAGAAAAATACAAAATACAAAATACAAAATACATACAAAAAAAGAAGGAATGGGGTCCTTCTTTTTTTGTATTCAACCTCTTCCGAACAACGACATGCAATAAACCGCTTAGAGCATACCCACATATTACATGTAGTTAGCTGTTGTAAAAACAATTTGGTACTTATATTTATAGACTATGCGTTCGTATCAATCACAATTTCGGTCTAGGGCTCTGGTGAAAAAGAATCCTACAATTGATTTAGGTAACACCGATGCGTTCCCCGAACTTGGGACGAGTAAGGTTGATCCGATTGGTCCGATTGATCCCATCACATTATGGAAAACAACAACAATAAACGAACCACTAGCCCCCCCAAGCACGATCGCCAACAAAAACTGGTCCAGAGAGGTAGTTGATACTACCTTCACAGAATCTCCTGGATGGGTTGTATTGACATCCGCCGACACATATAATCGGTCTGTGAAGAAAGGGCGTCCATGTACTACTACTCATGACACGGGGTTCTGGCATAAGAAGGATGAAGAAGAAGAAGGAGAAGAGGATACACACGAATCCATTCATGCAGGGTTTCAGCGAGTGGTCAATATACACAAACGATATGTTTCCGAGTTCATTGAGACCCATGGATACGAGTATTACGCACAAAATTATCTATCAAATGACACGGTATATCGTATAGAATCAAACAAGAGATTTGTCAGTGGGGATGATGAGTGTAACGATACTGCATACGATGATGATGACGATTCATGTGACGAAGATTGGTAATAATATAATACGTCCATGATATTACTTTGATTTCTATTCACATTGTCTCCATGTACGCTATTCCTCACACATTATTGTATTTTTTCATGATAGAGCAACAGACACACACTACTCTATCACGAAATGAACCTGTCTCACGAAGAAACAGACTTGGATTTAGATATGGATTTAGATATGGATTTAGATATGGATTTAGATATGGATGTAGACTTGGACAAATCATGGTTGACCGATGCGGAAACGTGTCTCACTGACTATGCATCATTTTACAAGACGGATACAACACGACTGGTAGTGGTGCGCGTATACATTGGACGCGATGGATCGATCGCACGCGTTTCGCGCGACGATGTGACCACGCTAGACAAACCCAATCTACTGACAGTGAGACACTTGTGTGAACTAACAGAACAAGGCGTTCGTATCGCATCACCGCTCACGGTGCGCATCTGGAAGAAATACCTATGCACCATGACCATCGATGAGGATGATGTGGACAAATTCGTAGGAGACGTCAATGACACGGATGATACTGTTCCAGGGTTTTTCCGTGACATTACTGGCACGGTACAAGACATTACAATAGAACGAACTATTGAACATTTTCATGATGTCAATACACTATACATGTTGTTTAAAGAAAAGGAGAAGGTGGTACACAATACACCCATCGTCCTCCTCACGCGGAAGAACCGACCCCCTACGAACAACCTTATTGGGAATAGTCATCAAGGAAAGACCACACGACGTAAATATTAGACCCTTGGTAATTTGAAACGGCGTTTACGGCGTTTCCATTTCCAAGAACCAATACCGATAAGTATTTGTATGCCGATTGAAAACCATTGTTACAAATTACTAACGGTATAAATGCACGTACGTACGCGAATGTGGCAAAATTGAAAGGTTTCTATACGTGATGCACCCACCAACAAACAATCAAATAATCAGTATCGGAACGAGCCTACTTACGATATACAGGTTATCAAGTAATGGACGTACAAACATCGGACGACCCTATTATTGGCGATGCGATCGCTGTTCGCCACGACCCACCCTGCACAGTTACCCTTTTATCCTCCCGCTTTAGCAATGATACATGGAAAGAGAACGAACTGTATCGTACCAAACATAATACGATAGGTTGTATATACGGTTGTCCTTTACGTATCTCATCCAAGGCGCTCCACATCAATGCGTCGGCCTACGTTCTGGAGATGAACAACACCACAAATCGCATCGAGGGAGTGGGTGTGATCCGTAACTACGCCAACTTCGATCAACCATCATGGATATACAATGAGAACAACTACAACAGATACATATATGCAGGCAAGTATCGCATGGACCGTGATGAACTGATCCGATACAATATGGATCTGGTAGATGCCATTGAAGCTATCTGTTTCAAAGGGAAAACGCACCTGAAACGCGGAGCAGGTCTGACTGTTGTTCCAAAGAAACTTCTTATTGCTTCTGCTTCTGCTAAGCATGGTGGCGTACGCATCGCATACGAACTACGAACCATATTCCACACACATTTCCACGATGAGGTGGAGACCACTGTAGAGGAGGAGTGTGATGACGGAGTAACATCACTACCACCTGTCCTGTAGAAATTAGATTTAGTAAGATATTCACAATGTAATGTATACACATAATAGCATGACCAGTATGTCTGGATTTGACTACAACGTTGATAATTATACCCTTGTCGAACTGAAACAGATTGTAGGGATTCCAAAAGAGGAACAACTTACTCCTGAAATAATATATGTCACGATGACCAAACACTTTAATAGCGCAGCAAATAACGAGCCATTGTTTCGGTTTTTTAACCAACTCAAAGACAGATTGACAATTAGTTTATCAGATGTGGGAGACGAAGGTGAATATGACGACGACGAAGGCGACGAAGGCGATGATGGTGATGATGGTGATGATGGTGATGATGGTGACGACGAAGGTGAAGAAGGCGATGACAATATCGTATCGGATGAGACAGAGCGTAATGTGTTTCTCCAAAAGAATCTCATACATAACCCACCTGGACCCGTCGTACAGGCACAGATATTTGACGGAGTCCCATTCGGGTCCATGAATCCATTAGACAGAACCACTGTATCCAAGGTCATCTGTATCGACTCTGTGTTCCGCGACGCACCAGAAACCACTCCAGCAGAATCGTTTGTAATGAATCTACCTGACAGCTTGGATCGTGTCATCTCTCTATCTCTAACATCCATCAACCTTCCCAACACATGGTACAACATATCGTCTGATCCCAAACTGAACACGTTCTACGTGAAGACAATCAATGTTCAAAATATGGCTGATACGACACATACAGTGACCGTACCCACGGGAAACTACGATGCCACACAGATGATGAATACATTGAACAATATATTTAGTAACACTAATGGGCTTCGTTTCGTCCATGTGGAGATAAACCCAGTCACGCTAAAAACGACTTTCCGCGCGAAGACGTCGAATGAACCTGGACCGGCCTTCTACGCATTTGACACGACATCGCCTAACCTATCTCCGGATTTTGGATTCGAGGTACAATTTCAATCCGTCGTAACCGATGCCGATGCGATGGACTGTGACCCGTTGTCGGGATTTAAGCTGTCGCTCACCCACGACAACATCGGGTACATTTTAGGGTTCAGGAAGCCAACATATACGGTGACTAAGAATCCAGGATATACAGATATTATATCGTTCTTGGGTAGGACAGTAAATCATTACTGTATTTTGCAGAGCGAGGGTATATTTGATGTAAATATTTTTGATTACGTCTTCCTGGAGCTGGACGACTTCAATAATAACTTTGTCACGAACAATGTGGTATCCAAGACACAACTCGACTATATCGGGAGAAATATCATCGCGCGAATCCCAGTGTACTCCGCCTCGCAGCAGGCCGCGGGGGTCATATATCCTGGGAACAATCACATGTTCAAGACACGCAACTACTTCGGACCCGTCAGAATAGAGAAACTAGCAGTACGGCTCCTGAACAAGTACGGGACACCAATTGACATGCACGGGAATAATTTCTCATTTGTGATGGAAGTGGTACTACAGTACTCATAACACAAAATACAAAAATACAATTATGTCACCAATACCTATAATAATAATAATACATCTACCTACCCAATATGTATGGGTTTATTACCGAACAGTCCTAAAACCTTATCCAACATCAGGTTCAGGAACCCCGTCCCCGTTTCGAAGGGACATATCATGAGGGGTGTATGCGAGATTTGTTTCGTTC